GTTAGAGAACATTATACTGTGAATGGAGTTTATACACCACCACCACTCGATGATATTTGGTTGTTGACGATTGAGCAGGCTGTAAAGCCACCTCAATTGCATTTGATTGCCAAGTATCAACCCATTGAATACAAAGGTAAATATCTTTGTGATGTTTCTATGCAAACGTGTGTGCAATTCTTTATTGATGAGTATGCTAAACATAGGAAAAATCAGGATGCCTTAATTGACGGGATGCGAAATAGACAAAATGCCATAAAAATTTGTGGAGTTGATGGGTGTATTCATATGTGTGGGTATTGCCCAGAACATTCCATGAGTAAACAATGGGGTCTTGATTTGTTTAAAATGCCTGATTGTGATGTTTTAAGTTTTATACATGAGTGGAACTGGTTGCAAATGTTGCCTAGTTTCATGAAAAATCACAGGTATTTTTATCATGGTCTTGTAGCTTTAAATAAAGAAGAACTGAGAAATCGTATGTCAAATGTTTTAAAGTATTATGCACTTCACATGGTGTTGTCATTATTGTTAGGAAAGAAATGTTTTATTGGTTTCTTACTAGCGACTTTTTATTGTTTGTATTCTTTATATAATACATATGACGCGGTTTACCAGTATGCGTTACAACATATTAGTGATTTTAGTATTGTGAATATTTGTAAAAGAAATAAAGATAAAATTGTTAGAGCTGCGTTAGCATCTGCAACAGTTGTGTCACTTTTGTATGTTGGAGCACAATCATATAAAGCTTATTGGAAGAAAATGGAGAAACAAGGTTCACTTCGGCCTAAAAGTCGAAGTGATGTTGAACAACGTGATTCGGAACGTAATGTTTGGACACAAGTATGTGTGAGGGATTTACCAATATCCACAGACTCAAAGTGTGTTACGAATTCAGTTTTACAACAACAGGTTAGCAAGAATCTTGTTTATGGTACAATTCATCTGGAGGATAAAGATCTTCGATTGAATGCACTATTTATAGATTCGAATTTGTTATTGATGCCTTATCACTACTTTGAAATTGGAAATAGTTTGCGGTGTACTTTTCGCAAAGTGAATCCTGACAAATGTGGTGGTAAATTTGCTGCAGATTTATCAAGCAATGCATCAGTGCGTATTCCTGGTACTGATTTGTGTGTAAGTTATTGTTCAACAGGTGGTTCTTTTTGTTCACTTATTAAGCATTTCCCTTTGGATAATATGCCCAGTGTTCCTTTTGATTTATTATGGAGGAATATTGATGGAGATATTACCAAAGGTAATGGTGTGACATCACCAAGTGTTATTGATCATGGTGAGAAAGTTCGTGGTGGTGAATATAAGAATCTTAGCATTTCAACTTTTAGTGGTTTGTGTGGAGCAGTATTGGTTTCACAAACCATTGGATCTGTTATTACTGGTATGCATGTTGCTGGTATCAGTGGTACAAATAGAGGTGGTTATAGTAATGTTTACCAATCTGAATTGAAAGATGCTGTAGCCAAGTTGAAGTTATGCGAAGGTGTTATTAAATCCGGTAGTGCTGGAAAATTTGAAAAGCAAGTTTTGGGAGTCAATATAATGACTAATCAGGAGTTGCATTCAAAGAGTCCATTAAACTATATGCCTGAGGATTCACAAGTTGAATTTTTGGGCACGTGTGTTGGTAAGAGTATAACTAAAACTGATGTTAAGGTGACACCAATTAGTGAACATATTATGGATGTTTGTGATGTGCCTAATATCTATCAGGGACCTAAAATGAGTCCAGATTGGTATGGATGGCAAACTTGTTTGGAGAATCTATCTATTCCAGCGCATCCGTATGAATATGATCTTTTGGTTATGGCAATCAAAGATTATAAGGAAGAATTAATGCCTATATTCCAAGATCCTTTATGGAATGATGCAACTCCTCTTAGTGATCATGATAATATTAATGGTATTCCTGGAAAGAAATTTGTGGATGCTATTAAATTAGATACATCAATGGGATTCCCTTTAACAGGACCCAAGATAAATCATGTCATTGAGTTGGATTCAGATGATGGTTTTAACAATCGTATTTTTACAGATGAGATTATGGCTGAGATTAAACGATGTGAAGATTGTTATATTGAAGGTAATCGTGCGTATGCAATTGCAAAAGCATGTAAGAAGGATGAAATATTAGCTAAGGATAAGTGTCGTATATTTTATGGAAATCCATTGGCTTTAACTTTCTTGATTAGGAAGTATTTCTTACCCATTTTGCGTGTTTTGCAAATGAATCCATTGAGTTCAGAGTGCGCTGTAGGCATAAATTGTCATGGTCCTGAGTGGCAGGAATTTCATGATTTTGTTACGGAATTTGGATTGGATAGATTGTTTGGAGGTGACTATGGTAAGTATGACCAGAAAATACCATCTCAATTGTTATTTGCTGCGTTGCGTATTTTAATAGATTTTGCACGCGTGTGCAATTATTCGCAGCAAGATTTGGATGTAATGGAAGCTATGACTGGTGATATAGTTTATGCTTTAATTGCATTCAATGGAGATCTAATTGGTCTTACTGAAGGAACTCATATCTCTGGAAATTCTTTGACAGTGATCATTAATGGCATTTGTGGTAGTCTTAATTTGAGGTGTCTCTTTTATAAGAAACATCCTTACACAGATGTTGAAAATCGTCGTAAGTTTCGTGATCATGTTCACGTAATGACATATGGTGATGATAATATTGGTTCAGTTAAAGATGATGAAACCGAATTCAATATTAAAAGTGTGTCAGAATTTCTTGAAGGATATGGACAAATATACACAATGCCCGATAAGGAAAGCGAGCTGGTAGAATTTTTACCAGCAGAAGAATTTGAATTTTTAAAAAGAAAGAGTGTCTATCATCCAAAATTAGGTGTTAATGTAGGTGCTTTAATTGATAAATCTATATTCAAGTCTTTGCATTGCTTTCTTCGACCTAAAGGTTGTATTCACACAGAAGAACACGCAAGTGCTATCAATATTGATGGCGCTTTGCGTGAGTGGTTCAACCATGGAGAAGATGTATATGAAATGAGGAGGAAACAAATGTGTGAAGTTGCCAAGCGAAGTGGTATTTCACACATGTGCACTAATTTAACAAAGTCGTATGATGATTTTGTTGCTGATTGGTGTGAAAACTACCGGACCTCGTAAATGTCTTTAAAAGTTACACCCCGTTGATCCATGGGGTTCCAGTGTATAGTTGAAGAGATCTATTTGTATTTGGTTACCAGTTATATGTTACATTGACTTAGTAGCATGTAGTTAGGCTTTGCAAATAATGGGAGAGCTCCTGTTTAGGAGAGTGTGCCCGCACAACGAAGTCAAACTGCATAAAAGATTGAACTTACTTTTATGTTAGTATATATTAGTTTACAGAAAATAATAAATTAAATAAAAATTTTTGTTGTGAATCTTGTGTAAATACAGTTGGAAACTGTCAAGATGGAATAAAATTTACAAAACAATCTGGTGAACCTATTCAAGGCGCATCCATAATGAAAGCTATCGACACGAATAGTCAGAATATTAAGTTTTCTGACCAACTTGAAGTGTTTGAGTATAAAGTTGATAGTATTGTGGATGAAACAAGGAAAGTCACGGATATGAAAGATGCATCACTAGAGCAATTCTTTAGTAGGCCTTTAAAGATTGCATCTTTCAATTGGGGAACAGGGACCACTTTTTATCAGTCTATTGATCCTTGGCA